AGGCGGATCGGAATCTTCTTATTGAGGTACGGGTTGTAATAATATTCGACCACGCCGCCAGCCGTTAGGGCGACCTCGCCCGCCTTCGGATCCTGGAAGTAGTTGAGCAGCGACGCCGAACCGGACGACAGCACCTTCTTGGTGATGTTCCGCTGCTCCTGCGAGTTGACGTAGAGCACGTCGACCGAGCATTGGAAGTTGTCCCACATCGATTGCATCATCGCATCGATTTCGTTGACCGAGCCCTGACCCGAAGAGGTCAGCGGGTTGCCGGTGCCGGGAACGCCCGTGGCGAGCGCGTTGACGTATGCGCCAGAGCCGGGCTTCAGCGCCGTGGTGAGCAGACCGTCGAACCCGGTCGAGTTGGTCGAGCAGTCGGCGGTGACCAGCGTCGCCACCTGGCCGGTGCCGAGCAGCGGAGCGGAGAAGGTGGCCGAGTTGATCGAGGTGATCGCCTCGAGCTTTTCCGCGCCGGCCGCCCCAACGAACCAGGCATAGCCGACAGCGCCGCGGATCGCGGTGACACTGCACGACAGGACCTGGCCGAGCGTGATCGCCTGCGTTGCCGCAGCCGACTTCATCGACGAGCCGCCATTGATGACGAACGTCTTGCCATCGGCGCCGGTGACGGTCTTGCTGGTCGCCACGCCGGACGACAGCGACGAGTTGCGCATGCCTTCCATGGTGAGCGCCACGACGATGACCGAATAGGTCAGGGCGGGCAGGGTGGCACCGGAGCCGCCGGCCGAAAGGGTCGGGGCGACGGGGGTGCCGAGCTGGAGCGAGATGTTGCCGAAGATGACGCCAGCCTCTTCCTTCAACATCGTCTTCTGGAGAAGGCGCTGCGTCATGGTGGCCTTGATGTCCTCGAACGTGCGGCCTGCGCTGATGGCCTCGAACGTCGCCTGGTCTTCCTCGCCCAGCGACGCATAGGACGCGGCCTTGTTGGCGGTCGTGTAGGACATCTGCCCGGCGCGCTGGCCTTCGGGCACCCAGGGGGTGTTATCGAAGCCGGAGCCGGTGATCGCGGTGATCGCCTTCCAGTTGGTCGCCGTGCCGGTCCCGCCACCGACGCGCGGCAACGATTTGATGATCGGCGTGTTGACCGGGTAGAGGTTCTTGGCCGGCGCCTGGAGATCATAGGCGACCAGGCCGGTGCCGGTGGTGATCGCCTTTTCGATGTTGTCGGGGCGCATGCCGGCGAGTTGCATGATCTCGCGGGCGATGTCCTCGCTGGGATTGGAGAGGCTGGCGACGAAGCTCTTCTTGATCTCGTCGGGGGTGATCATGTTCATTCTATCCGTCCTTCATGGATAGGCGCAGGGGTGCGATCCGCGCCGCCGGGTGGCGGGCGGTGGCAGGGCTTTCGCCCGTGCCGACGATCAGACGGCTGCGCGGGCCGCCGTGACCGGGATGGGGTTGCCGAGCGCGATCTTGAGCAGGATCTGCCCTCGCTCGGCTTCGGGGAGGCTGTCGATGACCTTTTGCAAGTCCTCGGCGCTGATGGAGGCGACGCCGGCGTTAGTACCAGGCGCGGCATCCTCGACCTTGCTCACCGCGCGCAACGGGCCGGATGCCGTCTTCGGCGCGGCCGGCTCGGCTTCGACCTGTTCGAGGCGCTTGGTCAGGTCCGCTATCGTCGTCTCGAACTTCTTGGTCAGTTCCTCGACGGCAGGGGCGGCATCGGTGAGGGCCTTGGCCAGCCGCTCGTTTTCGGCGACCAGCGCGGCCTTCTCGATTTCTGGATCGACACCCTCGACCTTCGCGCAATTGTCCTTGTCGCAGACCGCACCGAGTTTCGCCATGTGGTCATGGCTCTGCTGGATCATCGCAGCATCGCGCTTGGAATTGCGGGCGCCGACCTTTTCCATGAGATCGGTGTCGGCCTTGACGAGATCGACGATTTCGTTGGCGAGCACGATGATTGCGGCGTCATCGTCACCCTCGACCATCGTCAGGGTGAAGTCGGGCAAGTTGGTTGTGATCGAGGTCAGCAGCTCGGCCGTTTCCTCGTTGGCAAGCGAGATGAGGAACGCCTTGACGCGGTTGACCAGATCAACGGCCATCGCTGGCAGCGGGGAGGTGGTGTCGCCTTCATCGCGAGCTTCCCATGCGATCGACGAGGCAAGCGATCCGATCTGCTGCAGGACGCGCGCGGCGTTCTCGATCATCCAAAGACCCTTGGTCAGGTCGTTGGTCTGGATCGTCTTGGCGATAAGGGACATCGCAGCGCCCGCTTTCGCCATGTCGGCGAACGGGCCGGTCGTTTCGACGATCGCGGGGACCGTCACGACGTCGTTCGCCTTCTCGATGGCTGCGACAAGCGCGGCGGCAGGATCGACGACTTCGGCAACGGCATCGGCCTGATCGGCGGCGAGCTTGGCTTCGTCGGTGGTAGCGGCTTCGACCGCCGCTCCCTCGGCCTCGGCTTCGGCTGCATCGGTGGGAGCATCTGGATTCTCCGGCTCGGCCACCTTGGCAGCGTCGTCTTCCTCGTCATCATCACCAAGATCGGCAATGAGCGCATCGGCGATCAACGTCTGTCGCGCCTTATAGACAAAGTCCTTATAGCGCTTGGACCCAGCGATCTCAGCCAGTTCACGGGCTTTCGCGACGACCTCATCGCCGCTCGGGGTATATTCGGTCATATCGGCCTTCCACATGCTGATGACGGCGTCGGGATTGCAGGGCGAGTCGACGAGGCTGATCTCGATAAGACGGAGCCCGGTGATGATGGAGCGGTCGTTCGGGTCGCGCTTGAGCACCTTCCCGCCGATCGAGAACCCGGCATAGACGCCGGTCTTCACCTTCGTGATGGCGAGGGGGTCGACGACATGGGCGCAAATCTGGGTCACGCCGGCGCCGTCGACTTCCGCCTCGAGCACCTTTCCGGCAGCGAGCGGCTCGTGCATCTCGCGGAGGGCCGGGAACTTGCTGTAATCGGGAAGCGCGGCCTTCATCGCATCGGCGGTAATCTTCTCGCCTGCATGGTCGACGGCTTCGGAAGAGGCGACGCCCCAGACCTTGATCGTGCCGTCTTCCTGGTCTTCGATCTTGGTGATCGCGCCGAACTGGCGAACGGTCGCCATCGCTCAGACCGCCGCGCCGGAGGTCGGGTTGCGCCAGACCTTGCCGTCGAAGATGATGTCAAAGCCGAGCGTCGCGTCATGGAAGCGCTGGCCCTTCACCGGGTTTGTCGGGCGCGCGGCGGTCGCGCCCACGGAATCCGACGATGAGGTCCAGCCATTGGCGAGCAGGACTTGCGCGTCGCCAACCGGCACGTCGAGCGTCGAGCTTAGCGCGCAGGTATAGGTCCGGCCGCCGGGCACGGTGAGGGAAGGGTGCAGCCCGTCAGCGGGCGGCATCACGCGGATGGTCATGGGCTGTCCTTTCAGGATTCGTCGTCGGTGGCATCGGCGCTGTCGGCCGGGTCGGTCGCTTCGGCGGTGGTGACGCACGAGCAGCGAGGGTGCGCGGGCTCGAAATCGTCGCCGCTGGAAAAGGCTTGATCGAGCGGGATATCGCCCTCTGCTTCATTCCCGAGGCATTCGTCGCAGGTGTCGCCGTCGTTACTGGTCTGCCACGACTTGGTGATCACGAGCCCGTCAGCCTGTGCCTCGGCCCATCCGGCACCCTTGCCGGCGCCGTTGGCCATGGCGACCTCCGTCTGCGCGATCGTGGTGGCGCGATCCTCGGAAAACGCCGCAGATTCCTGGATCGCCTCGGCGATGGCGTCGGTCCCGATATTCTGCTCGAGGCCGTCGGCGATGATCGACCGCATCATGTTGCGGGTGCTTTCGACCAGGCTTTCGTCGCCATCGACCGAAACCAGTTCGGCGCCACGCTCCTTCACCCAGGCGACGGCACGGTCATAGACCCGGTTGGTCAGGCCCTCGTCGGGCTTGATCCCGAGAGCATCGACCGCGAGCTTGGCGCTGTCGGCGGCGAGATCGCCGAGATCATCCTCGATCAGCTGCTCGATCTGGAGCAGTTCATCGAACGACAGCCCAGATGCGATGGCATCGGCGATGCGTGCCGCCGAGATCTTCGGGTCTTCCTCGGCCTTACCCAGCTTCGCCAGTTGCTTCTCGACCGCGGCGGCGGTGGCGTCACCCTCAGCGGCAAGGATCTTGGTCAGGCCCTTGGTCAGGCTGACCTTGGCGCGGCGGGCCTTCGGGCGAGCGGCGGTGATCGGCGCGATCTTGGCCAGCTTCTCGGCGGCAGCGGGTTTCGCCGGCTTCGGGGCGGCCTCGTCATTCGCTGGCACCGGCTTGCCACCGGGGACAGGTTCGGCACCCGGCGCGGGCACGACAACCTGCTCCGGCGGCTCCGGCGGATTGATCACCGATTCGAGCGTGACGGCGCCCGACGCGGTATAGATCAGCGGCTTCGCACCAAGCCCATCGGGCAGCGCGTCTTCGCCGCGAGCGTCACGCACTTCGTCGAGCGTGCGCGAGCCGTTCTTCAGGTCGCGGTCGTCGATCTCTGACCGCTCTTTCGCGCTGGTCGCATCCTCCGTGACCCAGGCAAATTCGAGATCGGCGTAACCCATCTCGTCCTGGATAATGCCGTCGATCCAGCGCTTGCCCCAGAGCTTGAGCGGTTCGAGGCCTTCCTCAAGCGCGCGTTCCTGGTCCGTCTCGCCGGTCGAGCGGTTCATCTGCCTGATGAATGGGGTGGGCGGCAGCGAGAAGGCGAACGCGACGATGCGGGCGAGCCACTCGTCGAACTCGTCCTTGATCGGGGCCTGCTTGAACGCGGTATAGACCGAGCCGTTCGGACCCCAGATCAGCTTGTTCTGCTCGCCCTGGTTGCCGCTGATCCGATCGTCGAACCACTGCTGCAATTCCTGGATCTTGCGTGCATCCCAGCCATCGGGCGCATTGAGCAGGCCAGCCGGGATGTTGCCTTCGGTGAAATAGGCGAGCTGCGACGCCTGCCGGCGCAGGATGGTGTTGATCGTGACGATGATCTGCTCGACCGGCCCGAAGCCATAGAGGTGGTTCGGACGGGGATTGCGGGGCACGTAGAGCAGGTCGGCGTTGGTCAGATCAGCCCAGGCGACGCCCTTGATGACCTGCTGATAGGCAAGATCGTTGGCACCACGCGGCCGGCGACCGGTATTGTCCACCATGGGGTGGATCGTGTCACCGGGAACGATCTCCAGCCCGAGCAGCTTGCCTCCGCGCGTGCGCCGCTTCTCGAACGCCGGAGCATCGAGCGCGAGCAGGTCTTCGAGGCTCTGACGCAGGAAGGTCGCGAACGGGGTGACGCCATCCGGCTTGCGCCAGAACTTCGCCACCTCGACGATGCGCGGGTCTTCACCCTTCTTCTTGTTGTCGACCGGCTTGATCTGCCAGTCCAGACGCTCGAACTGATCCTTGCGGGTCTCGATCGCGAGGCGGATCAATTCGACATTGGCGAAGGCGCGCAGGGCCGGGAATCCGAACTGTTCGTAAGCCCGGGGACGCAGCGTCGCATTGATGTTCGGCTTGAAGTCGAAGCCGCGCACCGGTTCGTTGACGACGGGCGTAAGGGGTGTGCCTGGCGAGAACGGACCCCACGCGCTGGGATTGGTGCCGCCCCAGCTATAGGTGATGTTCGTCTGCACGCCGCCTTTCGGCATCGGATTCTCCTTCAGGCGCCGGCGTCAGCCATGAAGCGCTCATATTCCATGCTGCCGGGAGCGTAGGGGCAATCGATAGCCGCGCGCCGCTTGGCCTGATCGGCAGCGGCGATCTCGGCGGTGGCCTTCGCGTTGTTCTGGTCGCGGACGAGGTTGAGGAACCCGAGCGATGCGATCTCGGCTTCCGTCGGCCAGAATGCCATGACCACGGCATCTGCCTTGTTCGGCGATTTCGTGCCGGCCGGTTTCTTGTCGACGATGAGCCGGAGTGATCCGTCGACACCGCGCGTCGCCTGGCTCAATTCCTTCCGGAGCGACGACAGGCCCGGCATGTCCTTGGGCAGGCTGATCAGGTCGGCGGGGTCGTAAACCTCGCCAGCGGTCACCGCCTTGTGCGTGCGCTCGAACCGGAGGCGGAGTTGCCACCAGGCCTGCGCCTTCAGGTTCTTGAAGGCATCCTTGTTCGTCGGCGTCTCGTCGTCGCCGGGGACGAGGTGATCGTCCGGGCGAAGCGGTGATGCACCAGCATTCCACGGCTGGAAGGTGATTCCAGCTGGCAGCATGGGCTCGCCATTGTCGCCCGTGGTATCGCGCAGGCGATTGGCCTCGGACTTCACGCCGGCACCGACGCCGATCGAATCGTATTGCAGAGCGACCCTTCGGCCACGCAGCCTGTCGACGGCCCGGCGAGTCGCCGTACCAACATCGCCTTCACCCCAATCGTCGACCGAATGCAGGACCGAGCCCTTGGCGATGGCCAGGGCGTGAAGGTCCCCTCCCTCGTCGGCGGGGTCGAGCCCGGCACGCCATGCCCCGGTATCGTCGAATCCGAGCTTGATGTGAGCATCGATCGCGCTGGCGACCCAATCGCCCGGAATGATGACCCCGGCGACCGCGGCGGTGTAGTTCCGGTCGACTTCCTGCGCGAACACATGGAGCAAACCATCGGCATCGGCTTTCGCCCGCCGCGCCGCATACCATTCCGGATCTTTCGCCGGGTGGTCGCGCCAATCCATCACGAAGACATTGACGCGATCGGTGGCGAGTTCCTGGCCCGGAGCCCATTCCTTGCCGGCTTCCCGCCGGCGGTGGAACACGTTGCCGGGCCCATTGACCGAACTGATGTCGATCTGGACGTTGGTGGTATCAGCCAGCGCGGCTTCGATCTTCTCGGGCCGCTCGTAGTGCGCGGACTCGTCCTTGAAATAGACGAGCTTGCGCCCGCCGCGCCCGATATTGTCGCCCGACTCGCCGGTGATCGTCGCGCCAGTCTGGCGGTTGACGATCTTCATGTACGGCATGTCGCCGTCGGCATCGAAGCCGTGGGGCAACATAAGTCTGGGCAGATTGCGGATGACGATCCGCATCTTCTCGAAGATGCTGTCCGGGTCGCCGAGCTTGTCGACCAGCTGCTCTTTGCGGGAGCCCCAGCCGATCGATGCACCGTCGCGATACATCCAGAGCCAGACCGAGAAGGCGCAGCAGACCCATGTCGCGCCCATGTCGCGCGCCTTCTCGATCAGCCCGCTTTGCTGGCCATCAATGCAGGCCAACAGGAATTCGACAAGCTCGCGCTGGCGGTCGAACATCACGAACGGAATGGTGGTCGGCTCGTCGGTGCTGGCCTTGCGTGGATCGTAGGTCACCGCCCAATGCAGGATCCAGGAGACCGGATCGTTGCTGTAGCGTTCGGCGATGCCGGCGCGGAGCTCGGCATCCTCTTTGAGGCGTTTGATGCGGTGTATGCGTGTGGCGAACTCGGCCGCATAATCCGGCGGCCATGGCCCGTTGGCCATCAGCCCAGCTCTTGCTTGAACCGCTCGGCTGCTTCCTTCGCGGAAAACTTGTGCTCAACCTCGATCGGTTTGCCGTCGAGTCCACCGATTTCGAGGGCGGTGACGTCCTTCATCCGGCGACGCGTCTTCTCATACCAGATGATCGCGGCGATGTTCCCGGCCTGGATCTGCTTGATCAGCGCCGCCCCGACCTCGAGGTGGACTTGCTCGACACCGGCATTGAGATCGGCGCGGCAGTGCTTAACCAATGTATCGACACTGGTGCCGACGACGCGCGCGATGAATTCCTGCTCGGCGCCCTGGCTGGCGAGGTATCGGATCATGGCGCGCTGGTCGTCGTTCGGCGTCCACGGCTTCCGGCCGCCATTGCGCGGGGTCACGCGCGGTGCGCCCTTCCGCTTCGCCTGCGGCTTCGCTGGCGTTGCCATGTCAATCTCCGGTGGGTGCTGCGGCCTCACGCGCAGGCGAAATGATCACCTCCTCTCCGAACGAGGGCGTGGGGCCTTAAACGAAAAACCGCCCGGCAGGCTGGGGAGCCTCGGGCGGATTTTTACCAATGGACGATGCGTTTATCCTGTCGCGTCCCGATTTGCAACGGGATTTGCGCGGAGGCGAAAAGGTTCCTCGCCTTATCGCCCAACCTACACACTTCCCAGCAAAGCCACAAGGTATCCGTGCTGTCGTTTTTAATTGACAGAATGGCACGACTGTCGCATATAAATGACATGGAATACGACGTCGAAACCACTGAAGCGTTCGATGCATGGCTCGATAGCTTGACCGACGACAAGGCGGCTGCCGCGATCGCGATGCGGATCGTCCGGTTGGGCGCAGGCCTGCTCGGTGACGTCCGGTCGCTGGGAGATGGCGTCAGCGAAATGAAGGTCAACGTCGGGCAGGGATATCGCACGTATTTCACGATCCGGGGCCGCAAGCTGGTGATCCTACTGATGGGCGGTACCAAGCAGACGCAGAAGAGGGATATCAAGGCGGCGAAGGCGATGGTGGCGGACCTCGAATGAGACTCGGCGCCGACGGCATGAATGACGGACAACGGGAGACTACACGATGACGATCAAGACCAAGGCGTTCGACGCCTCAAAGTACATCAACACCCCCGAAGCGGTTGCCGAACTGCTCGGAGATGCGTTCAAGACCGGACACGCCGGCTACATCGCCGCGGCGCTCGGTGTTGCGGCCAAGGCGCACGGCATGACGAAGATGGCGGAGGAGGCTGGGGTCAGTCGCCAGGCACTCTATGCGGCACTGAGCGAGGACGGGAATCCGACGCTGGAAACAGTGCTCAAGGTGACGAAGGTGTTGGGCGTGGATCTTGCCGCTATGCCCGGCGCGTCGGAGGTTGCTGCCAGATCAGGACAGGCTAAGGGCGCGGCTCGCAAGCGGAAGCGCGAACTCGAAACCGCCTAAGGGCTAGCCTATCTCAGGGATTGGGAGAGACGGTGGGGTTGGGTGAGTTGCCTCGCTGCCGGCCAATCCATATGCCGAGATAGAGTGCGCCAGTTGTCATCGCTGCGTTAAGTACCACGCTGAAAGCCAGCGTGATCTCAAGCGCTAAAATAATCTTGTCTGTGTCGCTCATTGCCTATCTCCCTACTGCGTCAGCCCAACAGCCAGCAAGAACGCGCCGGCCAGCCCCAGCACGAACATCAGATGAGAGCGCGGATCGAAGATAGCCGCGCGCACCTCGCTCCACGGCTCGCCCTCACGGCGCAAGGAGACGGTCAGGCCGATCATTCCGCCCCATCCGAACAGCATCATTCCGAAGCCGATCAGGGCTATTTCGATTGTTTGCGTCATCATCTCAACCCTGTGTTGGCTTAGTCGTACCACCTTCACCGATCGGAAGGGAACGGATAGCAGCGGCGGAATCGTAGCAACCTTGTTCGTATCCCGCGCTATAGACGACCCCTTCGTCGGTTTCATCGTCGTGATTGCTGCGCTCGAATTGACGCTCGGCCTCGATCGCACAAGCCTCTCTGACCCTCTCGGCTTCGGATGCACGATGGCGGGCGAAGGCTTGGATCAGCGGACTCTCGTCAATCTTCCCCGCGCGCATGTGGGCGGTGACAAGCACTTCGTTGGGTCGCGCCAAGTGGGGGCCGTAGAACGCAGCAGCCGCATCCCGATCCGCTTGTGAGACTTCGATATCAGACATTGGTCCCTAGCTCCCGATGTCGGCGAGTGTTTCTCATGTTCACTGAATTGGAAACGTCGCGCAGATTCGTAATGCGATTGTCAGATTTTTCGCCGTTAATGTGATCGATGATCTGTTTCGGCCACTCGCCATAATAGATGGCCCAAGCTACCCGGTGGGCGGCGTATACCTGTCGGTCTACCTTTCCCTTTCGGTAACCATGTTCGTTGGTGTAGGTGAATGCCTCACGGCCGGCATTTTTCGCTGACCAAACTGCGGCTTGGTGACGAGGGCCGCATAGCCCATACGATCTCGTAAATTGCGAGCTATCGCGGGCCTTCCATGTCAGCTTCCCGGTTTCCGGATCGTAGTCGAGAAGTTGCCGCAGCCGTTCTGGTGTGGCGCGCACCTCCACTATAGATAGATCAGACATTGGCGGGGTCCTCACGACGCCACTCAGTAGGCATAGTTTTACCATAGCCGTAGTCCGTCCCCGACCGATCCCACCAAACGGCATCGGGTTCGTCATGGAGGATGGCGATGTACGGGCCGTCTTCATCACCCTCGTCATCACCAAAGCGAATGCACACAAACTCATTGCGCGGCGCTGTCTCAATAGGCTGCCAGTCCATCACTCTTCCCCTGGTATC